AAACAAATAACAAATGCTATTAAAGCTGTTATTAAATCTTGTATATTAACAAAAGGTATCAAAGTAGAAACTCTTCCTACTTTTGATATTGAATATCTCTTCTTAAACATCAGAGGAAAGTCTGTTGGAGAAGAAGTTGAAGTTAATATTATTGCTCCTGATGATGAGACTACTTCAGTCCCTGTGAAGATTATGATTGATGAGATTAAAGTTAAAGAGACAGAAGGACATACTAATAAAGTTAAAGTAGATGATCAATTAACTATGGAAATGAAGTATCCTTCTTTGCATGAATTTATTAGTAATAATTTTGATTTTAATGATGATAATAATATAGAGAGATCTTTTGATTTAATTGGTAGTTGTATAGATAAAGTTTATAATGAGGAAGAAGTATGGTCTTTAGCAGATTGTACTAAGAAAGAAATTAATGAGTTTCTAGAGCAGATGAACTCTAAACAGTTCAAAGAAATTGAAAAGTTTTTTGATACTATGCCTAAGTTATCTCATGAAATTAATGTTCTTAATCCTAAGACTAAAGTGAAGAGTACTGTTGTATTGGAGGGTTTGTCGTCTTTTTTCGCATAGGCATGATCCATATGGATCTAGAGAACTATTATAAGTTGAATTTCGCCCTGATGCAGTACCATAAATACTCATTAACTGAGATAGAAAATCTAATGCCTTGGGAGCGAGATGTTTACGTTGAGCTTCTTAAGCAGCACTTAGAGGAAGAAGAACTCAAACGTAAACAACAAAAAAGTAATGCCTAAAGGTAAACCACATTTATATAAAGAAGGAGGTTTAATAGAGTCTCTGAGGGCAAAGCATGACCCTCATTATAAACTAGCGAGTAAAGTTGCAGGACTTCAGGATTCAGGGGAACAGGTTGATAAACTCGGGAAAGAAATAGGTATTAAATTTCAGGGTATACACAAGACATTAGGTAAATCCTTTGCATCCCAAAGGAAGACATTGAAACGCGTTATTGGTCTTGAAGGAAGAGTAAAAAATATAGAAACTGGAGTAGAAATATGGACAAACAGACAGGCAGATAGAAACAAACAGCAAGATACAGTAATAAGTAATCTAACAGATGTAATAATACAAGCATTAGGAGATATTAGATCAGGTAAAGCAGGAGCTGCTGGTTCTTCTGGATCTGTTGGGGATTGGGATGATGAAGTATCTGGAGATTGGGATGCAACAAGCGGATCTGGAAGTAGAGATGGATCTGATGGTGCTTCTGGACTAGATGGATTTGATGGTGCTGATGGTGTTGGTGGTGATGATGGATCTGATGGAGCAGGAGGAATTAATGGTGAGAGTTTTTTAGGCGAAGATAATTATGAGAGGTTTGCTGATGAACTTCAACAGCAAGGTACTATAGCTGGACAACAAGTATCTCCACAAGAAAGAAAGGAAGGTTTTAAGAAGAGAAATAATAAAATAGGTTTTCAAAAGTTTGTAACTAAAGTTCTTAATAAGAAAGGTAAGAAAGGTAAGAGTGGAAAATCAGGTTCTTCAGGATCTGCTGGTGGGTTTGGTGCTGCTGGTTCTACTGGAAAAAGTGGTGCATCATCTGCAGCAGCAGATGTGGAGGGAGTAAGTAAAAGTGTAGATGGAGAAGAAGGAGATGGTGAAGGAGAAAAGGAACCAGCTGTAAAAGAAATAGTAACTTTTTTAAAGAGTGCTTTAGATCCTTCTCTTACTAAAATTGAAGAAAATCTTGATAAGATTTTAGGGCATTTGGAAGGAAAAGTAGAGGCAGATAAAGATAAAGCTGATGATATAAAACAAGGTGCTGATGCAGCAGCAGATGATGCTAGAGAAGCAGAGTTGGAAAAGAAAGGTGGTAGTAAAATAGTAGGACCAGCATTTGATAAAGCAATAAAACCAGTAAAAGGTTTCTTGGATATGATTTTGAAATTCTTTATGAATGTAATTCTTGGTGGTGTGGTTATGCGATTAGTTGATGTTATACAGAATCCTAAGAAATTATTAGATCCATTTTTCCTTATTATTAATGGAATAACTACTGTATTAAATCAAATAATTAAAGCAATATGGTTTATAGGAACTGCTCCTACAAGAATATTAAAGAATGCTTTAGAGTTTGGTCTGAATAATATGATAAGTGTAATTAATATGGCATTGGGAGCATTAAAGAAGTTGGGTGTTGATTTTAGTATACCAGAAGTAGATTTCCCAGATATACCTCAAGCTCCTCAGATACCTATGATTCCTCTTTCCAATGCTCAAGATGCTGGTAGCGCACCTGCTGTAGCAATGGCTGGTGGTGGTTTAGTTCAAGGACTCCAAGGCGGTGGTTCACCAGGTGTAGTAACTGACCCAGCTGAGAAAAAACGTATAGAAGAGGAAACGCTTTATTGGGTTAATAAAGAAAGAACAGAATATCTGGGATTGCCTCCTTTAGATAAAATATCTTATGCGGATGGTGTGGAACTTACAAAACCAATGGGTAAAGAATTTTATGGTGCTGGAATAAAAGAAGAATCAACTGATGATTGGAATTTTGATACCATGACTAGAACCACTTCAAAATGGAAACAAAGAGGTTCTGAAATTATTTTTCAAGGAGCATCGGAGACAATAACAGAAGAACAGAAGCAAGCGTATCTTGATTCAAATCCAGTAGCAAGAATGGCAATGGAGCTCAAGGATCAGGCTGAACTAGATGCTTTAGGTGCTGATATATCTGCTAGTGCTAAAATGAATAAAGGTGGAAAAGTTCCTGGAAGTGGTAATAAAGATACTGTTCCTGCTATGCTAACTCCTGGTGAATTTGTTATGAGTAAGGGTGCTGTAGAGCAGATTGGTGTGGAGAAATTGATGGCTATGAATGCTGCAGGTGGTGGAACTAATAAACCTCAGTTGATGAAGTTTGCTGGTGGTGGTGTAGTTCCTGATCCTCCTGGTCCTCGTAGAAGTGGTGGTGTTACTATTATGTCAGGTGGTGGACGTTCTGGTGGAGGAGCATCTAGTTCTTCTGGTGGAGATCAAAGTAGTGTGAGTGCTTTTTCTGCAAGAGATATGCTGAATAATGATATGTTATTGATTAAATCCATCTATAATATTGCGGGGTGAGATAGATGGCAGTATTCTCACTAGGAATGGCGGCTAAGATGTTGGTGAAGCAGATAGCCAAAAAGATGACTAAAAAAGCTATCGTTAAGACTGTAAAGAAAGGAATTAAAAAAAAGGTAAAGAGTAAAATAAAAGATAAGTTCTTAGGAAAGAAAAAGGATAAGAAACGGGTAGCTAAGAATATAATGCAGGAGCAAGGTGAATGGTCAGGTGGTGGAGCCATTGTAGCTACTGCTCAGCCTACAACTGCTTT